GATGCTGCCGACGAGGTGGCCGAGCTGGCGCAGGACGTTATCGAAAACCCGGAAGACGAAGTCAAAGCGGAAGAATTCAGCGCCGCCAAAGCCAACCTGGCAAAAGTCATGAAGTCATTCAATGTGACGCCAGCGAAGCGCCCACGCGCCAGCCGTCGCCGTGACTTTTCCGCCCGTCGCCAGCCAGCTGGCAACCAGATGGACAACCTTACCACGCAGCTGACTACCGTCCTGACTAAGTTGTCAGCGATGGAAAACGGCAATACGCGCCGCCCTGGCAGTGCGCCAGGCGGAAGCAAAGAACCGTTTGAGTTTGTTTAACAGCCATTCTTTTCAGGAATAAAAGATTATGCAATTAACCCCAAAAGCAGAGCAGATGCTGCGTAAGTTTGCCGCAGGCCTGGCGAAAGCTAACGGCCAGGTGGACACGTCGCGCTACTTCTCGCTGACAAATCCGAAAGAAACCCAGCTGCGCAATGCCCTGCTGCAAAGTTCTGAGTTCCTGCGCCTGCTGCCCAATGTGCTGGATGTGGACCAGATCACCGGCCAGGTGGTCAGCACCGGTAAACCGGGTATTTACACCGGGCGTAAAAAAGATGGTCGTTTCTCCCGCGCCCTGGGCGTGTCCGGTAACGAGTACAAGCTGGTAGAAACGGATTCCGGTTCGTATCTGCCTTACTCCCTGCTGGTTGTCTGGGCGAACGCGGGCAGCGAAGAGGAGTTCTTCCAGCGTATTCAGGCATTCAGCAACGAATCTTTCGCGCTGGATATGCTGCGCGTGGCGTTCAACGGAACGAGTGTTGCAGAAGATACAGACCCGGAAGCCAACCCGAATGGCGAAGACGTCAACATCGGCTGGCACAAAATCGTTAAAGACCGTTCATCTGAGCAGATTATTTCTGATGCCGTCACTATCGGCGCGTCGGGTGCTGACTTTATTGGTCTGGATGCGGCAGTCACTGACCTGGTGCACACCTGCATTTATGAGCCATTCCGCAATGACCCGCGCCTGGTTGTGCTGGCTTCCGCTGACCTTATCGGCAACGACGCCACCACCATGATGAATAAGATTGATCGCCCGACTGAGAAAGTCGCCGCGCAGCTTATTGGCCGCCAGATTGCTGGCCGTACCGTGTACACCCCGCCGTTTATGCCGGAGGGGCGCCTTATCGTCACCACGCTGGACAACCTGCATATCTATACCCAGCAGGGCACACGTAAGCGTAAAGCGGAATGGAACGACGACCGCAAGCGCTTCGAGAATAACTATCTGCGCATGGAAGGTTACGGCGTCGAGCATGACGAGCTGTATGCGGCATTCGACAAAATCACCCTTGCGACCGGCGAAGTTGCACCGGGAGGGGGCGCGTAAAAATGGCCATGACCCCGTGTCAGCGACACCGAGCACGCGTGAAAGCCACAAAGGCGCTGGATAAGTGCGAAGCCCTGACGGCATCGCCGGTCAGCTTTCACATTCAAATGCTGGAGCTGGAAAGGGATGTTGAACGGCTTCGCAGTCTGACGCGTGCAGAACGCATGGACATGAAGCGCGACGTTCTTTTGCCGCGCTGGATGCCGACCGTCGAGGCATATCTCGCCGGTGATGCCCGCTTTGCCAATCCGGCCCTGGTTTACTGCGTGATCTGGCTGTTCGATACGGGGGAAATGGGCAAGGCGCTGGACTGGGCTGACGTGGCTATCAGTGAGAGCCAGGCCACGCCGGAAAACTTCAAAAGCAACCTGCCTGCCTTTGTGGCCGACACGGTGCTGGAGTGGGCGATCATGCAGGCGGAAGCCGGTCACAGCATCGAACCCTATTTCAGCCGCACGTTTGAAAACATCCGCGAAAAGTGGCGTTTGCACGAAGACATTAACGCGAAGTGGTTCAAGTTCGCCGGTCTTTACCTGCTGCGCGACGAGAAGGGGCAGCCGCGTGCCACTGCCGTGGATGATGTGAACACGCTGGAGCAGGCCGACGCCCTTTTGGCCCAGGCGGCGGCGTACAACAAAAACGCCGGAGTTAAGACCATGCGCGAAAAAATCCGCGCCCGGATTAACGGCCTGACCCAGCTTTAACGACTCCCGCAAGCCGGGACGGGCGCGGGGGAGGCATCAACCATGCGGTTGTTGGCCGTGGAACCCGTTAGCCCGTTTCTATTGCAAAACCGAGGTGCGCCAATGAGTGGCCCAAGTTTCAGTATCAGCGGCAAGCCGGTGACGGTGACGCCAACAGCGATCACCAACGGCGTGACATTCTGGCCCGATCTCGATCTGGCCGAGTTTCAGAAGGTGCGCACGCTACCCGCCGATCTGCCGCCAGAAACCGCAGGCGTGGCCCTGCTGGCTGCTATTGCGGAAGTAAACGACGCGCTGGCCGACGTGGTGACGTACTGGAACGCGAAAGCCTGCGAGCGGGCTGCAGATGTACCGGGTGCAAAGATGGGCGACGAAACCCAGTTAACAGCCCAGTACAAAAAAGCGGTCTACGCCCGCGCAAAGGCCGATTTGCTGGGGGAGTTCGCCACCATCGGGCGGCGTGAATCGCATCCGGGGCAGGAAAGCCAGGACACCCGCGCCAGCCTGCTGGCCGAGGCGGCCAACGTGATGCGAAACATGCTGCGGCAACCACGCGTGGGGGTGCATCTGATATGAGCCAGCTTGAAAGCCTGACGGCGTTTATTACGGCAAATCTGCCGCCTGATGCCATGCAGATGTTTTCCAGTTCAATGGAGGATTGCGAGCTGGTACGCAACGCCAAAGCGCTGGGAAACAACCAGCGCCGGATCGGAGTGCTGACTTACACCGCCCGTTTGTCGTGGGATGACTTCCCCTACCGCAAATATTCGCCGGGGCTGATTTATGCCCTGGTGCTGGCCTGGGTGGATGAGTTCGCCAACGAGCTGCGCGACGAACTGAAGTTAGCCGATCCCACCGTGGACCCGGAGTTCGACGACGAAGGGTCATGCATTCTGGATGTGGTTGTCCCGCTGGTTGATCCGCTGGTCCTGCGTGAAGTGGAAAAAGGGCCGATCCCTTTCAAGGGCAAGAAATGGGACATCGTAAACCCCGAAATCTGGGAGGCGTCGCAACTGGAATTTATTGTCCAGCGTGGTGACGCGTCGTGATCCGTGGGGAGCTGAACCAGCAACAGCTAAAGCAGATGCGGGAAACGCTGGCAAAAGCTGACCTTCCCCCGCGTAAGCGCCAGCGCCTTTTATGGCGTATTGCAAAGCTGGGCATTGTCGCAGCGGCAAAACGTCACCAGCGCCAGCAGGCGGCCCCGGACGGTACGCCGTGGGAGCCGCGCAAGCGTGGCAAAGGGAAGATGTTAAAAGGGCTGCCCAAGCTGTTGGCCGTGCGCGAAATGCCGGAGATTCAGGGGGTAAGAATTTACCTCAAGGGCGGGAACTACCGGAACGGGACGAAGCCCATCGCGGCGGGTCTGGTCGGCGCGGTCCAGCAGGACGGCGCACGGATCCAGATGAAAGCCAGTAACGCCCCGCGTAAGCCGCAGGCTGACAAGCCAGCGCTACCGCGACAGGCCAAGCGTCTGCGGGCGCTGGGTTACAAAACCCGCAAGGGCAAACGCTGGGTTAAGCCGTCCAGCAAGCAAATCATGGAAACCATGAGCATGGCCCAGGCGGGATTACTGATTCGAAAACTGAAAGGCACACCCTCAAAACGCACATGGACCATTGATATTCCTGGGCGCGTTTTTCTGGGGGTGAGCAACGACGAATTTAACCAAATTATTGCGCGGCAAATGCAGGCAATCGGCTTCGGCTGGGACGTCAACGCGCAGCAAATCAGGGGGTAAAAATGACCTGGCCGAATGTCAACGTCAGTCAGAAAAACCGCTTCAACGGCACAACGAACGACGTCGAGCGCGTCATCCTCTTTGTGGGTTACGGCGACACTAACATCGGGAAAACCCAGTCGCTGAATACCGGCAGCGATCTGGATAAAGCCCTGGGCGACAAAGACAGCCCGTTAAAAAATATGGTGGCCGCAGCGGCCAATAACGCCGGTCAGAACTGGTTTGCTTACGTGCATGTGCTGGCAGAACCAGACAAGGAAGCCGAGGGCTATAAACCAGATGAAGACTGGATGAACGCGGTCAAGATGGCCCAGAGCGTGGCATCCGTGGAAGGGGTTTTCCTGGTATTTGATACCGACGAAGTGGCAACCATCAACCGTGCAACGGAAATGCGTATCACCTTGCAGGCTAATTATGGGCGATTTATCTGGTTTGGCCTTGCGATAGGCGGGCCGAAACAGGGCGAAGCATGGGCCGATTATGTGACGCGCCTGGCACAACTCCAGGACGGTATTGCGTCACCGGGTGTGCAACTGGTCCCGCGTCTGTGGGGCAATGAACCCGGCGTCCTGGCCGGTCGCTTGTGTAACCGTTCGGTGACGGTGGCAGACAGCCCCGCCCGCGTTGCAACCGGCGCAGTCACCGCGCTGGGGCGTGACAAACTGCCGGTTGACGGGACGGGAGCCGAAATTGATCTGTCCGTGTTGCAGTCCCTGCAGGTGAACCGCTACAGCGTGCCGATGTGGTATCACGACTATGACGGCATCTACTGGGCTGACGGTCGCACCCTGGACGTTGAAGGCGGCGATTATCAGGTCATTGAAAACGTGCGCGTGGTTGATAAAGCATCCCGACGCGTCCGTCTGCGTGCTATCCCCAAAATTGCCGATCGTTCACTGAACAGCACACCGGGCAGCATTGCCGCGCATGAAACCTATTTCGGCAAGCCGCTGCGTGAAATGGCGATTTCAACCCAGATCAATGGCGTCGAATTTCCGGGCGAAGTGAAGCCACCAAAGGACGGTGACATCACCATCACCTGGACCAGTAGCGAAGCGGTACAGATTTACCTTGTGGTTCGACCGTATGAGAGCGCGAAAGAAATCAGCGTCAGCATCGAACTGGACACCTCACTGGAGAGCTAATCAATGACTGAACGTATTAGCGGCGGATCGTTCGATGTGAACTACGACAGCATCATGATTCACGTCGAAAACGCCACCGTCACCATTACGGATAACAGCGCCGTTGCGCAGTCGCGTGGCATCCCGAACGGCCACACGAAAGGGTCAGTTTCGGCGGATGTGGAAGTCGAAGTCGATTCCCAGAGCTTTAAAAAGTTTACCGCCGTTGCCCGTGCCGCAGGTTCCTGGCGAGCCATTCCGGCAAAGGACTTTTTGTTCTATGCCAATGCGGGGGATGACGAAGAAAAAATCGAGGTGTTTGGCTGTGTTCCGACGCTGTCCGACATCGTCAACATCAACCCCAACGAGGCCAGCAAAACCACGAAAAAAATTAAATTCATGGTGACAAGCCCGGACTTTGTCGCGATTGACGGCGTGCCGTACCTGTCAGCCCGTGACACTCGAGATCTGAAAGGCTGACACGATGATGAACGGAGAAACGTCACTGCTTGAAAAGCTGTTGCTTATCGGGGCCGTGATCGGCCTGGGGCAACTGATGGTCAGCAATGAGCGAATCACAACCCGTCTGCTGGTCGGGCGGATGATTCTGGGATCTGCAGTCGCACCGCTGGCCGCAATCCCGCTGCTGAAATTCCCCGATATGCCGGAACTGGTCGTCATTGGGCTGGCCTGCGCCCTGGGCATTCTGGGAAGTGCGTTTATTGAGGCGGGGCTAAAGCGCTGCCTGGACATGTATATCAAGCGATGGGGGAGCAAGCGCAATGAAACTGAGTGAAAAACAGCAACTTTTTACGGTGATGATCGCCAGCCTGATTCATTTTGCCCAGGAAAAAGGCTATCGCCTGACGTTTGGCGAAGCGTACCGCACGCCGGAACAGGCCGCGCTTAACGCAAAAAAAGGGAGCGGCATTACTAACAGCCTGCATACCCAGCGCCTTGCGGTGGATTTTAACCTGTTTATTAACGGCGAATACCAGACCGACAGCGCCGCATATCGCCCCCTGGGCGAATACTGGGAATCTATCGGCGGATCGTGGGGTGGACGTTTCAGTAAGCCGGACGGGAACCATTTCAGTCTTGAGCATAACGGGGTTCGCTGATGCGCAATTTGCTGGGTCTTTTGCTGATTCTGGCAGCTGCAATGTCAGCGGGCTGGCAGGCGCATGACTGGCACGACGCAAAGCTGAAACTCGCTGCCAGTGAAGCGGCAGAACAAACGCGCCAGATTGTTGTTGAGGTGACACAGCAGTCTGGTGAAGCGCTGGAAGCAAAACTCGCGGAGCTGAGGGCCAATGAAATTCATACGGAACGGGTTATCCGCACGGAAACCATTAAATCGGTTTTTAGCAATGTTTGTGCTTCTGATGATTACGTCCGGTTGTTCAACGAAAGTGCAGATCAAGCCGAACGAAAATTATCAGGAAAACCAGCTGGCACTTTGCCCGGTCACGTTGCCACGTCTGGCCGGACCGACCGGAAGTGACTTTGACGCGGCGCTGAAAGCCTACCGGCTGATGTATACCGACTGCGCCGCCCGACATAACGCCCTGGTGGGCATCATTCGACAACGTAAGGAATTAGCACAATGAGCAAATCGAAAAAAATCGCCATGACCGTGGCGGGCGTAAATCTGAGCTTTGAGCCGAATAAAACCGCGTTCAACAACCTGCTTAACGAAATGACCATGACCAATAAAGTTGCCCCAATGGTGACGTATCTGGGCCGCATTGTTGATGCCGAGTGTAAAGAGGCGCTCAACAAGCTGATGGAAGATTATCCGGGCTGCGAAATGCAGATCGTCGAGAAGGTTAACGAAATTTACTCCCCAAAACTTGAGATCGAAGTAAAAAACTGACGGCGCGGGTAGCGGCCATTCGCACGAATGCCCTGGAGCAATACCTTGCCTTGCGCCGCTATTACCTCCCGCACGAAGACGACGACGAAGAAAGCATCGCCCGCGCCCTGTGGCTGGATGAATATTTCGCCCAGACCCGCGCCAGTAAGACGGCGGAAGGGATAGCAATCGCATTTAACGGAAACTGATATGAGCCACCTGGATTTTACCCTGAGCCTGATCGATAAGCTGACGCGGCCATTAAAGACGGCCCAGTCTTCGCTGTCTGGCTTTGCTGAAAAATCGCAGGAGTCTTTTACAAAAATCGGGATTGGTGCGGCGGCTGTCTGGGGCGTGGCGCAGTCCATCGCGGGCGTGGTGGGTCCGGCGTATGAGATGAACGCCGCGCTTGCAGAAGTGGGTTCCAAAGGCGTAGCAGAGGACGCGCTGAAGCGTATGTCCGGCGAAGCCATGCGATTCAGTATGCGCTACGGCAAAGGGGCCGTTGATGTGGTCCGGTCAAGCTACGCGATGAAAGGCGCAATGGCGGGCCTGTCCGATCTGGACCTGCCCCGCGTTACCATCGCGGCCAATACCCTGGCCGCAGGCGTCAAGGCCAGCGGCGAAGAGGCAGGCGAATACATCGGCGCGATGGCGTCACGTTTCAACGCGGAATTGTCCAGTCTGGGGCATGTGCGTTTTGCCGAAGAGCTGGCAGGAAAAACGGCGTACATGGTGCAAAACTTCGGCGTGAAAATGCAGACCATGCAGGAGCTTATCGAGGGGACGAAAAGCGCCGGTGCTGACTTTGGCGTCAGCCTGGATGAACAGTTCGCCGTACTGGGTACGCTTTCGCGCACGCTGGGTACTGAGGCCAGCGGGATCTACGAGCAGTTTTTACGCAGCGCCCCGGCTGCCGCTGAAAAGCTGGGTATGAGCTTTGTCGATGCCACCGGAAAAATGCTGCCGATGGGCGACATTCTGCAAAAACTCCAGAACAAATACGGGCAGAGCATTGAAGGGAACGTCAAGGCACAACAGGCGCTGGATGCCGCGTTCGGTGGTGGTGCTGACGTTATCAAAAAGCTGTACGGCCAGCAGGATAAATTAAACCGCAGCATCACCGAGCTGGGCCGAAATGACGGGATGAAACGCGCCCAGGAAATGGCCGAACGAATGGCTGAGCCGTGGGAACGTATCAAAGCGACATTCTTTGCCATTCGCGTGGCGATTGGTAACACGCTGTTCCCTATCCTGTCGCCGCTGATGAACCGTATTGCCGACGTGGGGACAAAATTTGCCCGCTGGCTGGATATGTTCCCGAATATTGCCCGCTGGCTGGGTTACATCACCCTGGGCGTGCTGTCCTTCGGGTTGGCTGGGGCGGCGGTCAATATCGTGATGGGGGTCTTTGGCTTCACCATGACAGGGCTGGCCGCAATTGCAAAAGTGCTGGGCGGGGCATGGAAACTCCTGTTATGGACGCTCAACCTGTTGCGTCCGTCCCTGCTGACGACGCGCATCGGTCTGGCTGCATTGTGGATCCAGTCAAAATTACTGGCGCTGTGGACGGGCGTCTGCCGCATCGCGCTTGCTGCATGGAATATCGCGTTAAAGGCCGGAGCCATTGCCATGCGGGTTTACGGTGCGGCGACCATGTTTGCCGGGGCGGCAATGCAACTCCTGATGAGTCCGATCACTTTGATCGTTGCCGGGCTGGCACTTCTGGCCGTGGGGGTCTGGTATGTCATCACCCACTGGGAAGAACTGGCGGCAGCAATCATGGATACGTCGGCTTTTGCCTGGGTGATGTCGGTCGCTGAACAGGTAGGCCAGGTGTTTGCGCAGGTCTGGCAGTCCATCACAGACGGCTGGGCCGTGGTGGTTGATTTCTTTGCCGGTCTTTCCCCGCTTGCCACCTTTGAAGGGTTCGCACAAACCATCGGCGGGGTATTCAGCAAACTTTTTGACGTCCTCAAAAATACCTTTGCGTCTACCTATAACTGGATTGTCGAGAAGTTAAACAAGATCCCCGGCGTAAACATCGACCTGAAAACCGTTTCGCCACCGGCAGCGGCTGCCGTTCCGGCAAATGCGGTCATTCCTGACAGTGCTGCAGGTTCATCGAAGCTAAACAGCCCGTCCGTGCTGACGGGGAACCGAATTAATGCAGGCATCCCACGCGGCGGCCTGATGAGTCAGGTTAAAAACGACAGCAAAACCGCTGTTGATAACCGTAAAACGTGGGGCGATACCTACATCAACGCCCCCAATGGAATCACCCCGGCCCAGCTGGCTGAATGGCAGGAGCTTAACGCAGGATGAGTACCGAACCGTTATACATCGACCTTTTGATCACTGACGGCGATTTCACGCTGGACAGCGGCAACGAGCCGCGCCGTTGCGATAACCGCGACAGCATCACCCAGGACATTATTCACAGCATTCTGGAAAGCGGTATCACCACCCGCCTGATCGGTGAACGCAGCCCGACAATGCGCGGTGACGTGCTGACGCAACTGTCCTTACTGGTGGAAAGCGACGAACGTCTGGTCCCAGGAACCATAGTGATCACCGAAGAAACCCTTTCGAGGTTGTATATCACGGCGGAAACCTACGATTTCGGCCCTGTCAGTACAGAGGTTAACTATGACTGAGAAACCCGACGTTGATTTCGAAAAGGTACTGAATGACAGCGGGATGCCCGCGACAGAGGCCGAAATTACGGCGGCATTTAAAGCCACCGTGCAGGCGGAAGGGTTCGTCACAAACACGTCGAGAATGTCACCTTTCTGGCGGCTGATTTCGAAGATTGTCACCACGCCGGTGTTATGGCTGCGTGCGGCGCTGATCGATGTGGTTCTGCGCAATATGTTTGTTGCGACTGCCACCGGTCCCATGCTGCGCCTGCTGGCCTGGGCGGTTCATATCGAGCCTAAACCGGCCAGTGCTGCCGCTGGCGTGCTGCGATTCTTCAAGCTGAATGCGGCGGATGTGGTCGTCGTGCCTGCCGGAACACTGGTGCAAACAGAGCGCATTAACGGCGTGGTTTACGTGCTGGCCGTGAATGAAGACGTGACACTGCCTGCCGGGGTTGAAAGCGGGCTGGTTCCCGTCACGGCGACCGGCACCGGCAGCGGCTATAACCTTGCGCCAGGCTATTACCGGATCTTACCTGTTGCAGTAGCTGGAATCGCCAGCGCGGTCAATGAGGACGAATGGCTGATTACGCCAGGGGCTAACGAGGAAAGCGACGACGAGCTGCGCGACCGCACCCGCAACCAGTTTAATCTGGTGGGGAATTACCACTCTGACGCTATCTACCGCAGCATGATTGCCAGCGTGCTGGGCCTGAGCATTGATCGCATCTACTTTTTGCACGATGCCCCGCGTGGGCCGGGTACGGCAAATGCTTATCTGTTACTGGACAGCGGCGAAATATCACAGCCCTTTATTGATGCGGTTAACGATTATGTGAATACCCAGGGCCACCACGGACACGGTGATGATCTGCAGTGTTATGCCATGCCGGAAACCAGTCACACCCTGGCGGTTACTGTCTATGTCAAAAGCGTGGAAAACATGGAAGCGGAAGACCTGAGCGCGTTAAAAACCGGTATTACCGACCTGATTCGTTGCGCGTTTCGCGAGAACGCCAATTACGACGTTAAAAAGACGCAGCCCTATTCGCGCTATTCCTTTTCGAATCTGGGCCGCGAGATCCACAAGGCTTTTCCGGTTGTCGATTCACTGCATTTTTCACTAACGGATATTGTCAGCGAACTGTCGGTCCCGCGCCTGTCAGGGTTAACGGTGGAGATTGAAAATGACTGAGTTTTCGAAGTTGCTTTCCGGTCTGAAATTGCCGTCGTGGCTGAACAAAGGCGACCCCGCCAGGCTGTTGCGTGGCAGCGTGAAGTTCTGGTCGCAGGTGTACGGGTGGATCACCTGGCCGTTAAAGCAGTTTGACCCGCTGGTTTGCCCTGAGCCGCTGTTGAACCTGATTGCCTGGGAGCGCGACATCGATCGGTTTAAGGGGGAGCCGCTCGACATCTTCCGCAAGCGGGTGAGTTACGCATTTATCAATGCGCAGCAGGCCGGAGAGGTGGCGGGCTTTATTGCCATTTTTGAGCGACTGGGGATTGGTTACGTTGAATTACTGGAACGGCAGGACGGACTCGACTGGGACGTGATTGTCGTTCGAGTGACAAGCAGCCAGGTTGCGGAAAATGGCGATCTCCTGCTGGAAATCATTCGCAAATATGGGCGCACATGCCGCCGTTACCAGTTTGAAGTAATCGACACCCTGCCACTGAATATCAATATTGGCTGGTATCAGGGGGAATATATTTGCTGGCCTGCCACCCTGGGCGATGTGAATAACCAGTCAGAAGCAACATATAGCGCAAGTTTGAAGTAGAGGGAATATTAATGTCACAGGCCGTCATTACAAAAGCATTTGCAGAGTGGAAAGCCCAGCAGGCAATTAATAACCAGCCCGTCACGCTGGATGAGTTTATTTTTGCTTATATTCCGGGGCTGGATGCTGACAAGCCGATTAATAATACTGAAACAACGCCAGCGGAAGATAAAATAGTTTGTCGTCAGGCGGTGAATAAAGCCGGTGTTGTGAATGAAAACTCTGTCGTTTATTCCGTTACCCTGGGGGCGGATGTGGGCGATTTTGATTTCAACTGGATCGGGCTGGCAAATAAGGCAACGGGTACACTGGCGATGATTATTCACGCCCCGACCCAACGAAAAATTAAAAACGCAGACGGTCAGCAGGGAAACGTTCTTGTTCGTTCCATGCTGATGGAATACAGCGGAGCCAGGGAAGCGACCGAAATTAACACTCCGGCAGAGACATGGCAGATTGATTTTACTGCCCGACTGGTGGGAATGGATGAACGCCAGCGCCGGGAAAATATCGATCTGTATGGCGCAGCGGCATTTTTTGATTCGGGCTATCTGGTCGCAAAGTCCGGCAATCAGTTTTTTGTCACAAAGGGGGCGGGATATGTCGCCGGATTGCGTGCCGAATTGCCCGCAAACTTCAATATCACAGTATCCGCGAAACCGACAAAAATCTGGCTTGATGTGAGCTGGACCGGGACGTTAACAAGCGAATGGGCTGTACAGAGCAAAATTACTGTTGCTGCAGATCTTGCCGATTATGTGCTGGGCGGTGTGCAGCATTATGTCTTTGCGGTGGCGAGTATTGATGCTGCCGGAAATATCACTGACCTGCGCCCGAAAGGCACGCTAAATGACCAGGCGGCCAGCGATGCGCTGAAAAAGCATGAACAATCCCGAAATCACCCTGATGCATCAACCAGTGAAAAGGGTTTTGTGCGGTTAAGCAGTGAAACGAACAGTGATTCCGAAGCGATGGCCGTCACGCCAAAAGCATTAAAAGCGGTGAATGAGAATGCAAATGGCCGCGTTCCGGCATCACGAAAAGTGAACGGCCATGCCCTGAATGGAGATATCAATGTCACTTCACGGGATATTTTTGACGGCCAGGTTATAGCGATTGGTGCAAATAAGAATCTGGATGATTACCAGGTACCGGGGCTTTATTTTCAGGAAGCGAACAACAATACCAGTGCAGCAATGAATTACCCGGAGAATAGCGCGGGTTCTCTGATGGTACTGAGAGGTGCCGGAGTCACTCAGGTTTATCGTGTGTACAACAGCTCGCGCAGTTATTCGCGCAGCAAGTATTCAACGCTGGCATGGACGCCGTGGATGCCAGAAGATTCTTACCCTGTCGGCGCACCTATCCCCTGGCCATCGGATGTTACCCCGACAGGGTACGCCTTAATGCAGGGGCAGCCCTTTGATAAAGCGGTCTATCCATTGCTAGCGATTGCCTATCCTGCGGGGATTATCCCGGACATGCGAGGCCAGACGATTAAGGGTAAACCGAACGGTCGCGCGGTACTCTCGTATGAACAGGATGGTGTTATATCGCATACCCACGGAGCCAGTATTTCCGATACCGATTTGGGGACGAAATACACCAGCTCTTTTGATTATGGTTCAAAACCAACAACCAGTTTTGACTACGGCAATAAATCCTCCACTGAGGGTGGGTGGCACGCACATAACTTTCGTTATTGCGCAACGTCTGCATACCGGGATACCCCCGGTCAGGGGCTGGGGATGCATTCGTCTAATGTTTCATGGGCGGCGGGAGATCGCATTGAGGGAAGCGGTAATCATGCTCATGTGACATGGATCGGCCCTCATGATCACTGGGTGGGTATTGGTGCGCATAACCATTATGTGGTTATGGGCTATCACGGACATACAGCGACCGTTCATGCCGCAGGAAATGCGGAAAATACCGTTAAAAATATTGCGTTTAACTACATTGTGAGGCTTGCCTGATGACTTTTGAAATGACCGGAGAAAACCGGACAATTACCATCTATAACCTGCGTGCTGATACAAATGAATTTATCGGGAAAAGTGATGGGTTTATCCCTGCTAATACCGGTTTGCCTGCTAACAGTACCAATATTGCGCCACCGCCGATGAAAGCCGGTTTTGTCGCTGTATTTAATTCTGCGTCAGAAAAATGGTCACTTGTTGAAGACCATCGCGGGAAAATTGTTTACGACATTCTCACCGGGAAATCCATCACGATTGATGAATTAGGTCAGTTACCTGACGACGTTGTTTCCGTTGCGCCGGAAGGCCATTTTGTTAAATGGAATGGTAAAAAATGGGTGCATGATGCTGACGCAGAAAAAACGGCACAGATTACACAGGCTACACAGCAAAAAGACAGTCTTCTGGCGCTGGCTGCATCAAAAATTGCCCCATTACAGGATGCTGTTGATCTGGATATTGCAACGGAAGAGGAAACAGCGCTTTTGCTGGCGTGGAAAAAATACAGGGTTTTGATTAATCGTATTAAGCCAGAAGATGCGCCAGATATTGACTGGCCGGAGGTTCCGGGCGATGTGGCGTGAGTCGGTTATAAAGATTGCTGATGATATGGGGGCGCTGGCCTGTTCAATTGTGCCAGCGCATCCCTGGGTTTACGGTCTGGGACAGAACACCGATTCAGGCGGTTATCTCAGTCCGGCCAATGCGCTGGGATACCTTGCTAAAAAGCTGTTATCCGGTGGCGGTAGCGGTAGCGGTGATGTCATCGTCATGATGGTGGCGGAGAATACCCACGATGCTTTTATGCAGGGACTGAATAAACTGTCCACCGTATTTCCGGCCCCGGTATTTACGCAGGTAAGCCGTATGGCCGCAGCCGCCGCAGAACTCAGCACGGTAAAAATGCAGTTGCCGGTTAAAGCCGATGTATTGCCAGCCAGTGCGCCGTTATCAGTCTCAACCAACCGGCTGGCGCTGAATGCCCAGCGTGTTGCCGCCGCGCAGCTGGCCGCCGCAGTCAGTACCACCACAACAGATCTAAAAAACCAGGTGACGGGATTTATTCAGGAACGGGCCGGTTTGCTGTCCTCGCTCAGCCAGGGACTGGACGACCTGAAAGCCGCCAGTGCGAATATTTTTGCATTCAGTTACAGCGGGAGTTATGCCGTTGCTGCCGCAGAATTGCTGAAAGGCATCCCGCAAACAACGGCAGTGCATACCGCCGCGATGATGTTTATCGGGGATTCGTTATCTGACTTAGGGAAGATGCTACATGAGCCAGACCGCATTACTCGCGCTTGATGGTGAAGGGATCGCCATGCAGAACATGCTGGTTTCACCTTCCATGCAGTTTCAGGAAAAGGACCAGTCGGGCCAGACATCGAGCACGGCCAATGCTGAACAGGGTATCAAGGCCAAAGAGCTGCGCGTATCGGGTCTGGTGACATTCGACGACGAAGCCGTCTTACAGCGGCTTTTCCAGCTGGCATCCGCGACCGAAGCCAGCGGCGCACTGAAAAAGTACCGCGTCGCCAATGCGACGGCGACGGCTATCAACCTTCGTGAAGCCACGTTTACCGGTCAGATTGATGCCGTACCGCAGGAGGATCGCCTTGCCTGGCAGGTAAGTTTCACCCTGCGTGAAAAAGGCAGCGTCCCGGAAAAACGACAGGCCCGAAAAGGCAACGCGACGGCCAGCACCAAGCAAACAGGGGCAAAGGGCGCGGGTCCGGCTGCCGGAGCTGATGAGCCAGCCGACAAAATGAGCTGGTTTGAAGAAAAGGTCTTAAAGCCGGTCAACGATGCGCTGGGGTAATTAAACGATGAAACCAATTAAACGCCTGTACCTTTCCTCTGATCCGGTCCATCTGATTGACTGCAATATCGTGCTGGAGCTGAACGCGTGCGGTCGGGGGTTTATTACGGCGGGGACAGAGACAGATTACACCGGCAAAATGGTGCGTATCGATGTTGGTTATGATGGTCTGGTCCTGCGCTGGTTTACCGGGTACGTCGAACGGTCACAGCCTGCTGATAATGGAACATGCCGGTTGTTCGTGCGTGAGCTGGTCGGCATCTTTGATAAATTGTGGCCGTGTTCTTTCCAGCATCCAACGTTGCGCCAGATTACTGACTGGATAAGTGAGCAAAGCGGGCTGACCGTCACAACGCCGGTCGGCGCTGCTTATGCAGATAAACCGATCCCCCACTTTACGCACAGCGGCACGGGCTATCAGCTTTTTGCCAGTCTGGGCCGTGCATTTTCAGTGACGGATTATCTTTGGTATCAGTTGCCGGACGGGGATGTCTTCGTCGGCGCTGCGGAGCATAGTCTTTTTGCGGGAAAACCAGTGGAGATCCCGCACGAATTTAGCCAGGAATCGGCAGGCGGAAATTCAATGGTTGTGCCAATGATTCAGAGCCTGCGCCCGGGTGCGGAGGTAAACGGCCAGCGGCTGAACCAGGTCCGGCTAAATAACGATGACATGGCAATTACCTGGCAGCCCCGCAACAAAGCCAACGGCCAGCCATTGCAAAAATCACCCATTCAGCGGCAGATTGAAAACGCATTCCCGGAGCTGGCAAGCGGCCTGCATCTTCCAAGATTCGCTAGGGTGGAAGCGCCAAGCGAGGATGTTTCAGGGGGGGATATTGCCGATCCATTCCGCCCACGCTATGCCGTGGATCTCCAGCTGCTTGACGAAGACGGCAAGCCAGCCGCAAATACGCCGATCTATTCTGCCGTTCCACTACCTGTGCCAATGGCGGGCAGCGAGTCAGGAATGTTTCAGTTTCCGCCCCCTGGCACGCTGGTTGAAGTTGGGTTCACTGAGGGGCGGCAGGATAAGCCCTTTGTGCGTCAGATTATGGCGGAGGGTCATAACCTGCCAGCGGTTAAACCCGGTGAGCAGTTGCAGCAACAGCGCGATGGTGTATCGCAGCGCGTGACGGTTGCCGGAGACTGGGAACGCCAGACGGATCAGACAATCCGCGAAAACTCCATGACTCGCGAAGTCACCACCGACGAAGAGATCCGCAAAGTGGTTGCCCGTGAAACTACGGTCCAGGCAACAGATAAAACAACCGTGCTTGGCACGGCCACACTTCTGGCCGGGGCGGTCGTTCATATCAGCGAGGGGGATTACAGCGTCGGCACATCCGGCAACCTGACAGTAACCTGCAGCAAGGACAATTCCGTCAGTGTTGGCCGGAACGTGAAACGGGATGTCGCGGGCAATGTTACAGACGACGTGAAAGGGGATGTCACGTCAAACGTCAGCGGCGCACTGACTGAAAAAATCAGCGGCATTCGCCGAAGTGTGGCCCAGGCGCAACAACTGATTGCCCCGGTGGTAAAGCTGGGAAGCGAAGAGATTAACGTCCTGACACTGCTCACCGACACCCTGGACGTGGTGAGGGAGCTGGCAGAGACTGCCGCATCACATACTCACCCCAATACGGGGGCCAGTGGGCAGGCGGCGCAGTTCACCGCAACGGCCAATAAAACCGGCACATTGAAAAGCAAATACGGCCCCCTGATAGCCTGACAAAAAAGCGGCATAACCGCACACCTCACCAGACACCACAGAACGCGCCACAGCAGGCGCAAAGATTAAAGGTCGCCACCGTGCGGCCTTTCTTTCGTTCGTTCAACAGCGGCCCACAGCGTAAGCGACAGCAGGCAAACGGAAGCGGATCCAGGACGGAAACGGCGCTACACCGCACCCGCCTGCGCAGTTTGGATCATAAAAATTTTGCAAAAGAAATTTTGTGCAAAGCACCCCGCCAGCCTGCGCCGCTGCTGGGCTTTTGCATCCTGCGGGCGTTGCACTCTGCGCAAAGATTTGCAGCACTTTGCAAAAGTCATCGCGCCGCCAGCTACTAACTGACTGGATAACATGATGTTTTTAAAAGGATCGTTTTGGTTTTCGTGACGATCAAAATGATTAGGTGGTATCCGATGGTTTTCGGGGGCGGATATCGTGAAGCCTTGTGCGGTGAGGGCTGGCGGCTAGTTTGCTTTGATTTGGGTTTTGCAAAATGATGCACGAAGTTTTGATAAAAGGATCTCTAGCTAAGGGGGAGGGGAACGTATAAAAACCCCCGCCCTCTGGGTGATATTTTGTTCTATTTATAGAAGTTTACTTACTGAAATCAGTTTGGGAGATTTAATGCCAATCTCACATAATGTTGTATGATGTGCTTCACGCTCAGTTTCCTGATAATAGGTGGCTATCCATTCCGTATTTTCACTAACAATGCTATGTATAAAAGAAAAGTAGGGAACATCTACAGATGATAACGAATGGCCGATGATGATGATTTCGTCTACGTTGCTGAGATTTTTAAAAAATTTAGCGCTGTCAGCAATGACTTTTTCAGTATTCTTAAAAGAACAAGTGAAGTATTTATTAATAGTCTGCTTTCCCATTTCATAAGAGTGATCGTAATTATCAGCCATACACTGACGCCACTCTTCAAGTTCTTCATCGGTTGCATTTTCGGGCGGGACTGCTTCCTTTTCTTCAAAGTTGATAGGGTCAATACCATGACCTAAAATCAACTGTTGATCTGATGATGCTTTTCCATGGATATATAAAATTTGTCTATCATCAATACCATAGTATTTCTGAAGAGTCTCAGTATAATTAAAACTGATAAAGATAGAGTCAGAATCGATACGCAATCTTTTATTTAAATTAAGTTCGGGGTAGTTAACCTGCAATATAAATGACTTGAATTGTGTTAAAAGCCCTTCGGTTAAATTTTTTAGTATACGTTCCATTTCAATGCTTAATGAGCCCCAGTCCTTGTCACGAAAATCAGGGCTGCTAATTTGGGGTAAAAGATAGCAAAACTCTTCGAGCACTGACTCTGTATCCAGACCCGCTAAGCTGTTTTCGAAATCAGACCAAAGAAAATGTTTTGACTTATCAACTGCGGAAAGTTTAGGGGGTAAGTCAGTAAATCCCATAAAATCAACCAAGTGATCGTAAATGTCTTGGTCTTTCTTCCGAAGATAATCCCCAAATGAGAAATAGCTCGTGTCAAGTTCGTGATGCAGATCAAACCCATTCCCGATGATGTATAGCTTCATGCTTCCAACTCCATAACAGTATTGGCCTTTAAGGTTGCGATAACTTTCAAGTATTAGCGTGTTTGCCTTTGAAGAAAACCCCGCTTTGTGGACGGGGTTTGTTTGATGTGGTCAATGTGTGGACATTGTAAGAAATAAATCCATTTATTTCAGTAGATTACACGCAAAAAATAAGCCCGTGTAAGGGAGATTACACAGGCTAAGGAGGTGGTTCCTGGTACAGCTAGCATTTTATGGGTTATGTTTTTCAGCGAAACGGATGATAACCTTAATAAATGCAGCTGTATGTGATCGGTTTCTAAGAATTTTCCATCCGGGAAAAATAATCGAAATTAATCACTTACCGTGGGGGTTACGCGTGGTTTCCCCGGAGAAATTACGCATCAGCAGCGCGTAATTTAGCTCAAGATCCTGCGGGACCGGGATCCACACAGTATAACCATCGCCCGGTGCGACCGGCATTGCTTCGCCTTTGGCGTTTTCCATCTGCTCAAGGGTAAAGTTAATGTTGCCATGCGGCGTCATCAGCTCAAGGCTGTCGCCAACGGAGAATTTATTTTTCACCGCTACCGCCGCGAGGTCGCCCTTGCGCTCACCGGTAAACTCACCAACAAACTGCTGGCGGTCAGAAACTGAATAACCGTATTCGTAGTTCTGATAATCGTCGTGAGTATGACGACGCAGGAAACCTTCGGTATAGCCACGATGCGCCAGACCTTCCAGCGTTTCCAGCAGGCTGGTATCGAACGGTTTGCCCGCAGCGGCGTCATCGATAGCTTTACGATAAACCTGTGCGGTGCGTGCGCAATAGTAGAAAGATTTGGTACGGCCTTCGATTTTCAGCGAATGCACGCCCATTTTGGTCAGGCGTTCTACATGGGCGATGGCGCGCAGATCTTTCGAGTTCATGATGTAAGTGCCGTGCTCATCTTCAAACGCGGTCATATACTCGCCCGGACGCTGGGCTTCTTCGATCATAAACACTTTGTCAGTTGGTGCGCCGATACCCAGCGTCGGCTCAACATTTTGCACCGGAATCGGCTCGTACTTGTGTACGATGTTGCCAACGTCATCTTCTTTCCCTTTCTGGACGTTGTACTCCCAGCGGCAGGCGTTGGTGCAGGTGCCCTGGTTCGGGTCTCGCTTGTTGATATAGCCAGAGAGCAGGCAGCGACCGGAGTAGGCCATGCACAGCGCGCCGTGAACGAAGATCTCGATCTCCATATCCGGCACCTGATTACGAATCTCTTCAATCTCTTCCAGCGACAGCTCGCGAGAGAGGATCACGCGGGTCAGTCCCATTTGCTGCCAGAATTTCACCGTCGCCCAGTTCACGGCGTTAGCCTGTACCGAGAGATGGATCGGCATTTCAGGGAAGTGCTCGCGCACCAGCATAATCAGCCCTGGATCGGACATAATCAGCGCATCCGGCCCCATTTCCACCACCGGTTTCAGGTCACGGATAAAGGTTTTCAGCTTGGCGTTGTGCGGTGCAATGTTGACCACGACATAAAACTTTTTCCCCAGCGCATGGGCTTCATTAATGCCGAGCTGAAGATTTTCGTGGTTGAATTCGTTGTTGCGCACACGCAGGGAGTAACGTGGCTGGCCCGCATAAACAGCATCTGCGCCATAAGCGAAAGCGTAACGCATATTTTTCAGCGTTCCCGCCGGGGAAAGGAGTTCCGGTTTAAACAT